ACTAAGACACGAATTCCCTATGAACCAAATTATCGTGGTTTAGTTGATGCATTAATAGATTTAAAAGAAGGTTTTCCTACGTATGCTCCTACACGTTTGAGTTTTGATGCAACTGTTTTTGAGAATGTGACTGAAGGTGAGGCTTTATATATGCGAGCTTCAGATGGACAAGTAGGTAAAGCTAGTGCTGCTAATGGTTCATTAGAAAATGCACATGTAATTGGGTTAGCTGATGCAACTACTTCAGCTACTGGTACGTGCAAAGTAATAACAACAGGTGTTAAGACACTTTCGAGTATTGATCCAGGTGATATTTATTATTTAAGTCCATCAACTGCTGGTGCTATTACAACTACAGTACCTTCTTCATCTGGTCAAGCTATTGTAAGAGTTGGTGAAGGTGCAACGACTACTCTTTTTAGTATTCGTATAGAACCTCCTATTAGATTAGACTAATGTCAGGTGCAACTGATCATGATCCTTATGAACCTAATTCGGAAGGTTTAGTTGGGGTTTTACTTGATTTAAAAACAACAATAGCTGGTAAGCAAGTTTATTCCATTATTGGTTTTACTGCACCTGCTTTTGAAAATGTAACTGCAGGAGAGGCTTTATATTCTCGTGCAAGTGATGGAAAGGTAGGTAAGGCCATTGCAAATGATACTCTTGATAAAGCAACTTGTATTGGTTTTGCTAGAACAACAAAGACAACTGATCAAGACGTAGATGTTGTAACCCATGGTCAATTATCTAGTTCGAGTTTAACTACAGGGAGTGACTATTATTTATCTGCAATTACTTCAGGAGCTATTACAACTACACCACCTAGTGGTAGTGGTAAATATTTAGTTCGTCTAGGTAGAGCATCTGGTACTGCACAACTAATTGTCAAGATAGAAGCTCCTATGGGTAGGAGTTAATAACTTTATTATTGGTAAGATAGATATTAAATAGACGGTTCTTTTTTGACAACAACTTAGAACTGAGCTGGATTAAAGTATGGCAACTAGAAAGTCACTTGTAATTGTTAGTGGTTTATTCCAAGAGTTAAATTCCTCTTCGGATAAATTAGATTTTGCTGGAAATACGACAGCCGATCTAACTGAGAATACTAATCTTTATTACACAAATGCAAGAGCAAGATCTGCAATATCAATTACAGATTCAGGAGGGGATGGAAGCCTTGCCTATAACAATTCCACAGGTGCTATTACATATACTGGTCCTTCAGCATCAGAAGTTAGAGCACATATTAGTGTTGCCTCTGGGTCTGGTTTAACTTACTCATCTGGAGAGATAGGAACAAGTTCAATTCCTAATTCTCAACTTGCGAATAGTTCAGTAACTTTAGGAAGCACAGCTGTTGCACTTGGTGCCACTGTTACTACTTTTGCTGGAATAAGTTCTTTATCAGGAACTTCTATTACAGGAACAAATTTTTATACAGGAGTTGCTGGTGCAGCTAACACACTTAGCATCACTGGCGCCACAGTTATTTTTGAAGGAGCCACTGCCGATGCATATGAGACGACATTAACATCGAGTGACGCTACTGCTGATAGAACTATTACTCTTCCAGATAATACAGGAACAGTTTTAACTACTGGTACATCAATAGCTAATAGTAATCTTGCAAATAGTTCAATAACTATTGGAAGTACGAGTTTAAGTTTAGGAGTAACTTCAGCAACTCTTGCGGGTTTAACATCTTTAACTGCAACGACGTTATATGCAGGTACAGATGCTGCTGCAAATACTATTAGTATTGGAAGTGGAAATGTCACCTTTGAAGGTGCTACTGCTGATGCTTATGAAATAGCATTAACAGCTGCAGATGCTACTGCTGATAGGACTATTACATTACCCAATGCAACTGGTACAATTGCATTGCTCAACACATTAAGTGCTGCTAGTGGTTCAGGTCTTACATATAATTCTGGTACTGGAGAGATAGGAACAAGTTCAATCCCTAACTCTCAACTTGCTAATAGTTCAGTAACAGTTGGAAGTACTGGTATTGCTTTAGGTAATACTGCTACAACAATTACAGGTTTGTCTTCTATTACATCAACAGCAGTAGTTACTGACGATAGTGGATTCAGAATTAGAGACAATTCAGACAATACAAAGCAATTAGCATTTGAATGTTCCGGTATTTCAGGTAGTACTACTAGGACTCTTACAGCACCAGATGTTAGTGGAACTCTTACGCTGATAGATGCTTCTCAAACATTAACGAATAAAACTTTAACCAGTGCTGTCTTAAATAGTACTATCTCAGGAACTTCAATTAAAGATGAAGATAATATGGCTAGTGATTCTGCTAGTCATTTAGCAACACAACAAAGTATTAAAGCCTATGTGGACACACAGATTACAGCTGAAGATTTAGATATTCAAACTGATTCTGGAAATATAGATATTGATTTAGATTCTGAGGCTTTAGTTTTAACGGGTGGGACAGGTATTGATACAAGTGCTACTGGAACTACAGTTACTTACGCCATTGACAATACTGTCGCTACATTAGCTGGAACTCAAACTTTAACAAATAAGACGTTAACGTCTCCTACTGTTTCTGGTTTATATCTTAGTGATGCATCTCTAACATTTGAAGGTGCAACTGCTGATGCATATGAAACAGTCTTAGCAGCTACTGATCCAACTGCAGATAGAACTCTTACACTTCCAGATGCAACTGATACTCTCATAGGTCGTGATACTTCAGATACCCTAACGAATAAAACATTAACCAGTGCTGTTTTAAATAGTACTATTTCAGGAACTTCAATTAAAGATGAAGACGATCTGTCTAGTAATTCAGCTAGTCATCTAGCTACGCAACAAAGTATTAAAGCTTATGTAGACACAAAGGTTACAGCTGAAGATTTAGACATTCAATCTGATTCTGGATCAATCTCTATTGATTTAGATTCAGCAACTTTAGTTCTTACAGGTGGTACTGGTATTGATACCAGTGCTACTGGATCGACTGTTACTTATGCTATTGATAGCACAGTAGCAACTCTTGCAGGGACACAGACTTTAACAAACAAAAGTATTACTGGTCCTACGATTACAGGAACAATAGATGCAACTGGTGCAGTATTTGCAGGAGCAAGTCCACTTGTATTTGAGGGTGCTACCTCTAATGCATATGAGACAACTCTTGCAGTTACCGATCCAACTGCGGATCGAACTCTTACACTTCCAGATGAAACTGGAAATGTAGCTACCGAAAGTTTCGCTACTGCAATAGCAGTTGCATTAGGATAGTCTTATGGCAACCCAAGTACAGCTCCGTCGAGGATCGACAAATCAAACTTCTACTTTTATTGGTGCGGTAGGAGAAGTAACAGTAGACACAGATAAAAAAGTCTGCGTTATACATGACAATACTACTTCTGGTGGTATAGCACTATTAAGAGAGGATGGAACTAATTCATCTTTTGGACTTGGTTCATTAACAAGTTGTGCATTAAAATTTGCTAGTGATCCAAACACTGGAATTATCTCACCAGGTTCTGATCAAGTAGCTATGGTAACTGGAGGCGTTGCTAGGCTTACAATAGATGGAAGTGGATCAATAACTATTCCAGGTAACGTTTCTATTACAGGAAGCTTAACTGTGAATGGATTATTCAATTCTAATGACAACATCGCTCTCATCGTCGCTTTAGGCTAATATGGCAAATACCTTCAAACAAGCAACTAAATCGAGTTTAGTTACAGATGCTGTGACTAGTACAAATACGAACATTCTCGTAGCTGGAGCTTCTTCAACTGTTATTATCCTTAATGCTTTAGTTGCAAATAAAACAAGTACAAGTGCAAACGTAGACGTGTACTTAGTTCCTAATAGTGGAGATAATGTTTATCTCTTGAAAAGTGTTCCAGTTCCTGCTGGATCTTCTTTAGAACTGATTACAGGTAGTAAAATTATTCTCGAAGCTAGTGATGTTATACGAGCACGTTGTGATACAGCAACTGCAATGGATCTCACTCTTAGTTACCTAGATCAGACCTAAGATTATGGGATTATCTACTGTCGGGGATATTAGTAAATTACAGGCACAATTTGCATCTATCAAAGATGAGATTGATAAAAGATTTGATAAGACTATTCTTACATTAGAAGAAACTAGTTGGGTAATTATTAGAAAGAAAAGAGACTATTTACTTTGGACAACAGATTGGACAATGACACCAGGGTGTACTGTAGATCAAGCAGCGTGGTCTGCCTATCGACAAGCATTGAGAGATATACCACAAACATATTTTAAAGATGGCTATGGATCAGTTGTATGGCCTAAGACACCTTCTTCTGATGGTCCAAATACTAAGTTTGAGTCGGAATAGATAAATAGAGTAGAAATACAATAGAAGATAACTAAAGTCATCTAATACAAAATGTATATTGGGAATGATCTGCAAGTTGCGGAGTCAGGCAACAAAATTATTGACGATATAAGTTCTAGTTTTAACGGGAG